GAGGTCTACGGTGGAGTTACTTGCACTGTCTGCTCGCAGACCGACGCGAGATGCAGACTGCGAAGCGAGATGGAACTGTGCGCTGGTGGAACTGATAACGGAGTTACCTATCGTAACCGCGCCTATACTGCTTGACCCTACCCCAACGCCTAAAAAATTTTGACTAGCGCCACTGTCCATAATAGTGACACCGTGCGTCTGTCTGATAGAAAAACCCCCTCCACCGGCCTGAACGAATGAGGTCTTCACCGATGAATTTACACCCTGAAACAGTAGTGTCGTATTGCTGATCTCAGCAAAATCCGTCGTCCCGCCCCAGTGCGCCCTGCCTGCGCTAATTAATAGCGAGTGCGGATTTGTAATCGTCGCATTCGTCCCCGCCGTCGGCGCCCCCGTAATCGCTACCGTCGCCGCTGTCGTGATCGTCGTCGCCCCCGCAAACGCATACGTTGGCGCAGTGAAGATATACTCCCGCTGCGTCGCTAATGTCGTTCCGTCCGCGCCTGTCCGTGTCACCGTCGCCCCGGACGAATCCCCGCCAAACACAATTCCCGGAAATTCAGTATTCGCCGTCTGGCCGGTATCGGCAGGCGTGATAATTCGCAGGTAAGGCGCAACGCCACTGCTCGCAGCCGTCGGCGTCGCCGTCAGCCTGCCCGTCGAGCCTTGCGCGAGGACGCCTGCGCCGAAACTGCCGCCGTTGTTGATCTGGTAATCGCCAGTTGAACCAGCGGGAGAGCCGCCGCTCACTGTCGCCCAGGTGCCATCGCCCTTCAGGTATTTGCCCGCGTCGCCGCTCGCTGGCGCGGGAACGATTCCCTTTGTTCCGCCTGATCCCGAATCGCCAACAAACGCATCAAGCGCGGCTGTAACCTGCGCCGGTGTGCGGTGTGAGTAATCACCCGCGCCGGTCGCTCCGACAAAGCCCGCCGAGCCAGCCTGAACGAAATTTGCAAAAGGCAAATCCCCGGTCACTTCCGAGCTTAAATCAACAGCAGCAATCGCCAACGTATTTGCGCCTGTGCGCTTCACCACGCCGGTTGTTGACAGTCCGGTGATTGCGTCGAGACTGATCGAAGAGCCGAGACTGACAGACGTTCCGGCAATGGTAATAGCTGAATTCGCCAGATTCGCATTGGCGATAGCTGTTCCATTCCAAACGCCGGACGTGATCGTTCCCAGTGTAGTGATGCTGGTTGAGCCTGCCCAGGTTGATAGCGCGGTATTTTCGACATTGCCGAGTCCGACATCAGCCTTGACCAGCGCCAAATCAGTTTTGAATTGCGCCGGTGTGCGATTTGTCCACACGCCTGCTTTGCGCTGAATGATGTCATCATTCGACGGAGAGAGCGCGGCAATCGCAGTTAGATCACTGTCGAGCGGCTGAGCGTCGGTAATGCCGTAGCCTGATAACGTTGTCGGTTTGCTGGTGAGAGATGCGAAAGTGTGCGTGTGCGCGACTGCCGCATATGTCGCGCTCAGGTCTGGAATATCCGCCGCCAGCAATGCGCGCCAGCCGGATATTCCCGCGCCGGAGCCTGCCAGAAACTCGCCGCTGGCAGCAGTGTCCGAACCTGTCCCCAATTTGGTTTCAATCGCAATCAGCGCGGCGGCAAGCGCGGTGTGATGCCGCGCGGTGTTACGTTGCTCAACGTAATTGCCACTGCTGAACGCTTGCGCCGTCGTTCCCTGTGCGCCCGTCCACCTGATGGGACAATCAGATTCGCGCCGCGCTTCGCTGTGTAAATCGCAATCTCGATCTTTGTCGGACTGGTCAGATCGTCAACGAGCGTCACGAATCCGCTTGCGCTGAACTCCGCAGGATCAGCAACAGGGATCGAAAGATCGGAATTGCTGATTCCAGCCGTGAGCGTTGACGAGGCGTTATTATTCGCCTCAATCAGACTGATGGCGTCATCGAGACTGGCTGGAAAATTGATTGTGCCTGGAATGGACGGCATTATTTTTCACCGCTCCCGGTTGTGATTGCTACGCTGTCAGCCATAACGGCGGCAGAGTAACGCAGCGGAAAAATTTATTTTGAAGTGGCGGGAAGAGAAGCTTTCGGCGGGGATTATTCTGCGATTTCAATCAAATCGCCGCGACTCTGACCGCGCTCGATGGCTGCGATTTCACGCGCGGTCACTTCGTCCAGACCATAAGCGAGCATTCGCACCTCGGCGGCTTCATCATCAGATAGTCCCGGCAAGGCTGAATCCTCCACGTCAGTTTTACTGAGCAGATATTGCAATCTTTCGATTTGCTTTTCAGTCAAAGTCTCCATCCTAACTCCTTGAGTAGCGCGTCAATCGCATCCGCGATTGGCTCGAAATCGTTATCACTCCATTGACTTGCGGCGTTGCTCGGATGCTGGTCGTTTTGAATCTTCTGCAACTGTTCCCGCAATTTATTGTCGCCGCTTTTAAGCGCGATGTATTGAGCGTAGGCCCTCGCCCAGATTTCTTCACCCTGCAACAGATATTGAATATAACCACGATCAACCGGCAAATCCACACCTATTGCAAGTCGTAGTGTCCGCTGATTGAGTTGATTTTTCAATTCCTGAATCGCGCGACTCGATTGCGCGGCTTTGCGAAAATCCTCAAGCCGCTGATCGGTCAATGACGCATATCGCTTGCCTTTGCCAATCGCCTGTTGGTCAAGAAAATGACCGATTTCGTGAACCAGCGATAATGCTTGATGATCACCGTTTTTGTTGATCGAAATGTCTTTATGTTCGTATCCCGTCGGTGTGCGATAACAGGTGTAACGGCCATTGTAAGAACGCACAGACGGGTATCTGACGGGGATTGACGGCAACTCGCCATCGCCATGCACGCTGTCTATTGCGGCGACAGCAGCGTTCATTTTAGCTGCGGATCGGCCACGCGGAAGCTGAATCGCGGCGCTCACAGGTTTACCAACAGGGCGAGGCGTCGAAGGTAAATCCGGCTCAACGCCAGCATCAAGCGCCCGCTTCGGATTGGCTTTCGCCTCGCCCCGCTCGATCTGAACAAGGCTGCGCTGAAACGTTGTCAAACCCCATTCCGGTGTTTCTTTCTCTCCCTCGAAGTCGCTGAGTTTTATTTTGCCTTGCCGATAAAGCTCAAAGGCGCGCCTTCCCATCATCGCGCGCTTTGTTTCAGCCGGTTGAGACTCGAACCACTGCGCGCCGGTCTGACGCTTCGGTAATGGATGATCAATCAAAACAGGAACCATCACGCACCGGCAATTCGGATGCGCTGGCAACGGCTTTTCCAATGGCCAGATTTTGCCGTCGCGCGACAAGCAATTGAGACACGTCCGCGAACTCTTCGATGCTGTCCATTGCCAGCCGGAAATGACATCGGAATTCTGCTGATACGTTGTGCGCGAAGCTTCACGGTAAGCTCTGGTTTGCTCAGTTCGAGCAATCGTCAATGCGCGCGTCAAGTTACCGCCGAGAGCGTTGCGCATTTCTTTTGCTGTCTGGCGCGGATTGAGACCTTGCGCGACGGCTTGCATCAGCGCGTCTTTCACGGTTTCGCGCGCTTTCGGCGCGAGCTGGCGCAAGCGATTCATTACCGGCGAACCCTCGCTCAATGCTCCCGCCAGCATCTCGACAGCGCCAACAGGTAAGCGATTGAATGTTCCAGACACGCCGCTTTTCGCAATCGCCGTTTTCGCCAGCGTCTCAGCGTCGCGTATTGCTCGCGTAATCTCAGTTCGCTGCGCCGCCGTGATCCGTCTACCGGCGAATTCCGCAAATCTTCCGACTTCGAGATTGACCTGTTTGAGCAGTTCAATGAATCGCTCCTGCTGGCGAAGCCACGCCGGATTGACAACCTCTCCACTCGCGCGAGCTTCTTCGATTTTGTCTGTCAGTAATTTGAGCCGCTTTTGAAGGCTGAGCCAGACCTGGCCGTAGGCTTTGATCAATTGTTTCGCCGCTGTCTGATCACGTGAAATCAGCGAGGCGCGAAACTGCTGAGCGATGTCGTAAACGTTCGGCATTCATCGAATGGCTTTCTCAAATCGAAACATTCCCTCTGTCGAAGTCGGCTAGCGCAGCCGCTCCGAGCGTCACAGAGCGCGCAGTCTGTTCCGCTATAGCCTGCTCGATTTTCTGCCGCTCTTGTTCGGTGTCGAAGCTTTCCGGCAATCTGCCTGCGCGGGAGAGCATTTGCCAGAGCGTTTCAAGACTGAGTTGATTGCTCGCTACCATTCCGCTGTAAGCTTGAATTTCCTGTGCGCTGAGCGTCATTTCTTCGATGGTTGCGCCTAGCTCGACGCTGCCGCCGGTCGCCGCGCGAGGATCGAGATATTGCGCTGTGAATCTCAATGCCTGCTCAAGACCGTCTTTCAAACTGCGCGCGGCGGTTGCAAGATCGGATTCTTCTTTGACGTGATCGAGCGTCTCAGCGGTCGCTGTTTTATTCGGTGTCTTTTTCGCCAGCAGCGATAGACCGAGAATCGCCATCTGCTCTTGCAAATCAATCAAATCCTGCCGCGCCGCTCCAAGCGCCGATCCTGACGTTTCGGCGAACCCGACAGCGCCGTTATCGTCCGCCACGTCGAAGAAAGTATAAGGCCCGATGGCTTCAACTTTCTTCGATTTGTCGCGGCCACGAAACCAAAGCACTGGCCGAGAGCAGATATGCAAATAAATCGAGTAGTCGGAGTATTTCTGAAAATGCGCGAGATTGATCAACGCCAAATCAAGTAGCGGCGGTTTGCTCGTTAGATTGCCGGTCTTCCTGCTGTAGATCACAGCAACCGGAATTTCGCTCAGTGATGTCACGCCGCGCTGTTCTTCAATAATCGTGGTCTGTCCGCGCTCTGTAGTGACTTCGCGGTAAAGACTCCATTCTCCCGGTTTGAGCACGCGGTAACGAATCACTTCTTCTTCGCCGTATTCGCCAGACGGCTCGTAGGAACATTCTTTGAATGTGATTTGCGTCAACCTGCCACGCGAATCCACCCGCCAGTTGATGGCTTGATTGGCTTCATATTTCACCCAATACGGGCGACGCTCGGCTGCGCGCTCATCGGCGAGCGTTGCGCCATCCGGCAACGCCGGTGGCATATCAACGTAGATAAACGAATGTCCCTCATTGACAGTATCAGTGAAAACCTCTTTCGCAAAGACCGTCCAATGCGTTCCAGCGAGATCAATGTTTTCGGCCAGACCCTCGATTTTCCCTTGATCCTCACGTCCGCGAATCGCTTCAGGAACATCCGCGCCGAGCTTCGGTTCTTTGCGGAAAACCATTCCGACCAAACCGGACAAGGCGCGCTCGTAAGCGTTGAAGAAAATTGCGCGGCTGCGCCGAATCGAATAGTCGGACGTGTCCTCGGCAGGCTCGATAGGTAAATAGCGCGAGCCGGTGTCACGCAGACGCAATGTGCCTTGCCGAACATCGTTGACGATCTGCCAGTTGCGCGCCATCAGGTTGTATGCGGCGCATTGGTAAGCGGGACTGTTTTTCTGTTGAGTGTCAGCCATAGAAAAAAAGGCGAACGCGAAAAGTCGAGCCAACAACAAAACGCGCTCGCCTCAGAGTAATCAAGAGGTTCACCCGTAATGGAAGTGTAAGACGATGCGAGGATTTATTTTCAGCGTCGCCACTTGCCTTGCTCGAAATGGCCGCGAAAGACGCGAACCCAATTCGCGATAGCCAGCGCGTCGGCTCTATCCGGCGAACGTCCGAGCCGCTTTTTCAGATCGTCTTTCGATTCGAGTTTGATTCTACCTCGGCTGTCGTAACTGAATTTGTGATTAGTGAGATCGGCGGCAAGCTTGCGGTCGTCGGGCAGACTGAGGTCGCCCGCTTTCAAGGACTCGCGCAAGGCCCAATAGATTTCAGTTCGATGGTTGACAAATTTTCCATCCTCACGCGCTGCGCTTCCAACGAGCACCGGCGCAACGATGACGCCCTGCTCTTTTAACCGGTCGGTTACGCCGCCGCCAAGTCCGGCGTCATCAACACCGATTTTCAATCCCTTGTAGCGAGTGAGTTGACCGGCGGTAGCCATCAGGTCTTGACCGCGCCGGACGCTCTCAATAGTGACTTCGCCTTTTTCGCCGATGCCGATGATGATTGTTTCATCCGAGCCGAAGCGCGCAATGTCGCAACCGATAGCTGTCAATTTCTCCGGCTTCGCCCATCGCTGCTGCGCGGCTTCAACGAGCGCGAGCGTGATTAACACGTCGTCGCCCTGCTCCGGCCATAATCCGCGAACACGCGCGCGATAAAGCGGAGATTCCCGGTCGCCGTATTCTTCCAATCGCTCAGCTATCCACGCGCGAGTAACCGCGCCGGGGACGAGCATCTTATTTTCGCTTACGTTTGGATGCTCTTCCGCGTTGAGCCGGATCACGTTCCACAAGCCGGAATCGTCTTTGCGTTTGAATTCGCTGGTCGGATCGGTCGGATTACCGATAGCGAGAAAACGATCATTGTCTCCGACCGCTACGCCTTCAGCGGCATCCCAGATGGCAGGGTCAATCCCCGTCGCTTCATCGAAGATGACCATCACTCGCGGCGCGTGGAAGCCTTGAAAGTTCGTCGCCTCGTTCGTTGAAAATCCAATCGCAAACCAATCCTCGGCGAGATTGATTTGAGTTTTGAACACCTCGCCGCCAAGCGGGAATTTAGCTTGCGCGTGCGCCTGCCGCAGTTCGCGCCAAAGCAGATTGATAACCTGATTCCAGGTCGGCGCAGTGCTGATAACTTTCGAGCGAGGGAATGAGTAGAGAAACCAGAGCGCAAGGCGGGCGGACAACCACGTTTTACCGACAGAGTTTCCCGCTGTGACAGCGGTTCGCCGGTTGAGTTTGACACTGTTGATTACCTCGATTTGCTGAGGCGTTAGATACTGGCAGCCAAGCACGCGGCGCAGAAACCAGAGCGGATCATTCTGACTACGATTGATTATCGCCTGTGATTGATTGGTCTTCTTCGCGCTCATTCGCTTGTCTGGCAAGCTCGGCGAACGTCAACGGGCCGCCGTCCTTACCGGTGATTTCCTGCCGCTCGACGTAACCGCGCGTTTTGCCGAGAGTTTTGAGAATAAAAATCTGCGCTGTGACATTGCCGCCGAGAGCTTCTTTGTAAAGCGCGCTTTCGACGTTATCAACAAATGTTTCGCGGCACTCATCCGCAACGGCTTTAAGCGCCGGATGCTGATTGACGAACCGCGAAACGGCTTGTCTGGTAACGCCGAAAGTGCGCGCAACAGCCGCGAGATTGCCGGAGAGGTCGCGGAGCTTCGATTCAACTTTGTCAGCTTTTAGTTTTGCCGCTGCCATCTTTTTTTAGAGGGGAAACAAAGTCAATGCTCTCTATTTTCTTCCGCCTCTTCCGCCCCCGCTTTTACCAGTTCCGCCTTTACCTGCTCCGCCTCTTCCGCCTTTACCTGCTCCGCCTTTGCTGGAAGCTGCGCCGCCACCGGAAGAGCCGCTGCCGCCTTTGCATCTGATCTGAATGCTTTCGATAAGAAACATAATTCTACTCCTTGAAATGGCGGCGCAATCGCCGCGTGAGTGATTCAACGTGAATAACCTGACATCGTTCATCAACGATTTTAGCTATTCGTGACTGCCAATCGTCGTTCGCGCCGTAAACAAGCAACTGTCCCGGTTTGAGCAAATCAACAATGCGCGCAATGCCATCTGCTCGCTGCTGTTCCTCTTGCGCATTGACCAGATTCGTCTGACATTGAATTGACACGCACGGCAATCCAGCAGGAATGCCGAGCAGGTTGAAATCAAAGCTCGCATTATCAATCCAATCAACATCTGGAATGATCGGCACGCCAGCGCCTTGCAGATACCGCGCAACCCACCGAGAGCGATAAACCTGCCACATCTGAATCAGTCGCGGTTGATGTGACCAAAGAGAAAAATTCGGCGCGATTACAGCTTGCCAGCGTTGCGCAATTATTTTTTCCACGACCTCGCCGGTCTGATACCAGCAGTTTTCAAATTTAGAATCGTGGGTATAGAAACCCAGAATTGCGCGCTCGCGGTTTAGTCCCTTT